AAGCAGATGCCTCAAGATAAACCTAGGTTAAGATTGTCAACCATAGGTAGACCAGACAGGCAGTTGTGGTATGATTTTAAAAAACCTCATAACGAACCTCTTGCACCTAGTACCAGGATTAAATTCCTCTATGGTTATATCTTAGAAGAATTATTAATCATGCTTGCTTCTATCTCTGGACATAAGGTAACTCAACAACAGAAGCAAGTAGAAGTGGAAGGAGTTAAAGGACATCAAGATTGTTTTATAGATGGTGTTTTAGTAGATTGTAAGAGTGCATCTGGTAGAGGATATGCTAAGTTTAAGTATAATAATCTAGCCAGTGATGACCCATTTGGATACTTACCTCAAATATCTGCGTATGCAGAAGGTAATGGAGTGGATGAAGCAGGTTTTTTAGTTATTAATAAATCTACAGGAGAATTATGTTACACAAAAGTACATTCATTGGAGATGATAAATGCTAAAGATAGAGTTAAAAAAATTAAAGAGGTGGTTAATTCAAATACACCACCGGAAAAATGTTATTCAGCAGTTCCTGATGGAAAGTCTGGCAACTATAAGCTCGATACTGCTTGTGTGTATTGCAATTATAAGTTTGATTGTTGGAGTGATGCTAATGATGGTAAAGGACTTCGTGTTTTTAATTATTCAACTGGCAAAAGATATTTTACAAAAGTTGAGAAAGAACCTAACGTAGACGAAGTAAATGAAAAAAGAACATGATATAATACAAATAGAAAATTTATTTTATTCTGAGCCTTACAATTCAGAGAAGAGACTTTTTTTATGTGTTATATTACAAGCATTATTAGACGTATCAAAGAATATAATTACATCTAATGATAAGGTTAATAAGTCAAGAGCAGAGGCCTGGTTTTTTTCTGAGGTTGGTGTTACATGTCAAAACTTTGAAACAGTTTGTGATATGGCAGGAGTTCAACCAGATAAAGCCAGGTCTTTTGCTTACAAAGTTATACATGCAGATGATAAAAGATATTTAAGAAACAGAATAAGAAGTGTATTGAGAGGTGAGGATGACAAAGAAGAAAAATAATTTGACATTTGAAGAAAGTCATGCTAAACTATATGCTGATATGATAAATTATGAGGAGCAAGAAAACATGGGAATGATGGATGAAGCAATTAAAGAGACAGTACAAGATAAAGGATTTAAAAAAACTGACTTACAAAAAGAGGCAATGAAGGCTACACTAAAACAAGTAGGAGGTAATCATTACAAAGATTGTAAGGTACAACCTATAGAATATATTGTAGGAAATGATTTAACTTTCTGTGAAGGTAATGCTATAAAATATATTACTAGACACAGACGTAAAGGTGAAGGCAGAAGAGATATTGAAAAAGCTATTCACTATTTAGAAATGATATTGGAGACAGAATATAATGACAAATAACTATTTACCAACAGAGTATCAAACATTTATTCATGCATCTAGATATGCACGTTGGCTACCTGATGAAGGTAGAAGAGAGACATGGATAGAAACAGTAACTAGATTAACTAACTTCTTTCAAATACATTTAGATAAAAATTTAGGTATTAAATTAGATAGTGAAGTATGGAGAAGAATAGAAGATAATATAATAGGATTAAATGTTATGCCTTCTATGAGAGCATTGATGACTGCAGGCACAGCATTAGAAAGAGAAAACATAGCAGGATACAACTGTTCTTATATACCTATTGATACACCTAAATCTTTTGATGAAGTATTATATATACTTATGAATGGCACAGGTGTAGGTTTTTCTGTTGAAAGACAGTATGTAGATAAGCTACCTACCATACCAGATAGAGAATTTGAACAGACAGAAGATGTTATATCTGTTGCTGATTCTAAAGAAGGTTGGGCAAGAGCATTTAAAGATTTAATATCATATTTATATACATGTAGAATACCAAAGATAAATGTAAGTAAAGTAAGACCTGCAGGTGATAGATTAAAAACTTTTGGTGGTAGAGCAAGTGGGCCTCAACCTTTAGTTAATCTATTTGATTTTACTATTGATAAGTTTAAAGGTGCTAAAGGTAGAAAGTTATCTTCTATGGAGTGTCATGATATAGTTTGTAAAACAGGTGAAGTTGTGGTTGTAGGTGGTGTGCGTAGGTCAGCTCTTATATCTCTGTCTAATTTATCAGACCAGAGATTAAGAGTTGCCAAGTCTGGTGCGTGGTGGGAGACTAATCCAGAGAGAGCATTAGCTAACAACTCAGTAGCATATACAGAGAAACCTGATGCCGGTATCTTTATGAAAGAATGGTTAGCATTATATGAAAGTAAGTCTGGTGAACGTGGTATCTTTAATAGAAAGTCTGCTCAAGAAAAAGCTAAAGAAAATGGTAGACGTAATAGTAATTGGGATTTTGGTACTAATCCTTGTAGTGAAATTATATTAAGACCTAATCAATTTTGTAATCTTACAGAAGTAGTTGTAAGACCATTTGATACAGAAGAGATGTTACATGATAAGATAGAAGTAGCTACTATACTAGGTACAATACAAGCTACACTTACAGACTTTGGTTATCTTAGAAAAAGATGGCAAACTAATACAGAAGAAGAAAGATTATTAGGTGTATCTCTTACAGGTATAATGGATAATGGTATACTATCTAGAATGAGAACTGCATTACCAGATGTATTAGGTAAGATGCGACATAAGGCTGTATTAGTAAATGAAGAGTGGTCAAAGAAGTTAGGGATACCACAATCAACAGCTATTACTTGTGTTAAACCTTCAGGTACAGTTAGTCAGTTAGTGGACAGTGCTAGTGGTATTCATGCTAGACATAATCCATATTATATTAGAACAGTAAGAGGAGATAAGAAAGACCCATTAACACAGTTTATGGCAGACCAGGGCATACCTTGTGAAGATGATGTTATGCAACCTAATAACTCTGTATTTTCTTTCCCTATGAAAGCAGACCCTAGTGCTATCTTTAGATATACTATGACTGCTATAGAACAATTAGAGATATGGAAGTGTTATGCACAACATTGGTGTGAACATAAACCATCAGTAACTATCTCAGTTAAAGAAGATGAATGGATTAATGTAGGTAACTGGTGTTGGGATAATTTTGATACACTATCTGGCATATCATTCTTACCTTTCTCAGACCATACATATCAGCAAGCACCTTATCAAGATATAGATGAGATGAAATATAAAGAACTAGAATCTAAAATGCCTAAAGATATTGATTGGAATAAATTAAAAGATTATGAAAAAGAAGATAATACTAGAGGCTCTCAAGAATTAGCATGCACAGCAGGCTCTTGTGAGTTAGTGGATATATAATTATGTTTGATTATATTATTATAATTATATGTATATTATTAATAGCTAATACTTTAAATATGATATAATTTTTTTGTTGCATTCTATTTAAAAATATGATATAATAGTATTATTATGAGAAAAGCATTTGTAGGAACAGGAAAAACAATAAAGAACTTTTTTAAGAAAGTTACTTCTATAGGTAACTCTGTTAGAAGTAGACCAAAAAATAAACATAAACGTAGAAATTTTAAAAAATATAAAGGACAAGGTAAATGAAAATAATATTAATATTAATAGTAAGTTTAATTACAGTACAATTAAAAGCAGATGCATGGTTTGATTCAGTAGGATATAGATATTACCATGATTTAGATAATGAACGTAATGGTTCTAAGTTTAGAAGTTATGCTACTAAAAAATTATCTAATGATGATACATTAAAAATAGCATATGAAAGACAAAGACCTGGTAGTGGTTTTGAGTCAGGTGTATTCTTCATTGATTACGAATGGAAGTTCTAGCATGAATATGAAAATTAGAAACGATATGGACACAGTTTATATTGGTTATGACCCTAGAGAACATGCAGCTTATGAAGTATTAAAGTTCTCTATAGAAATACGTGCCAAAAATCCTGTAAGAATTATACCTCTTAAAAAAGAGGCATTAATCAAAAATGGTATGTTCAGAAGAAAGTCTAATAAGATAGGTAATCAACAGTATGATGAGATAGATGGTAGGCCTTTCTCTACTGATTTTAGTTTTACTAGATTTCTTATACCACATTTAAGTTTATATACTGGTTTATCTTTATATATGGATTGTGACATGTATTGTTATGGAGATATAACAGAACTATTTGATATGTGTAGAGATAATTATTATCCTGTGTGGGCAGTACATCATAAATATGCACCAGACAAAGGTATTAAAATGGATGGTCAAGCACAAGAACCTTACAATATGAAGAACTGGTCTAGTCTTATGATGTTTAATAATGAACATCACTATCTTGATAAGTTAAGTATTGATGCTGTGAATACAGAGAAAGGTAGATGGTTACACACATTTAAGTGGTTGCCTGATGAAGAAGCAGATATAGGTCAAATACCTGAAGAATGGAACTGGCTTGATGGTCATTCATCTGTGGATATGAAACCTAAGATTGTTCATTTTACAACAGGTGGGCCTTGGTTTGCTAAGTGGAAACCTAGAGGAGTAACTGAAGGCAAGTATGCTGTGAAGTGGTGTGAAGATGCTAGATGGTTACAGATGAAGGGAATAATACCAAGAGAAAAGGATTACTTAATACAATGAGAGAATTAACCAATACATTATATAAGTCATTGAGATGTCATTATAAAGCTGAAGTAAACAAAGCATTGTATCAACTTGATTTAGCATTTCAAAAACCAGTAGCAATAGGAGAACATCCAAAGATAGTAGAAGATTCTATTGTATTAATAAAACAATTAGCTGAAGCTGAAGAAGCATTAGAAGCATTAGAAAATAATTTTGGAGCATATAATGAAAGAGATTAATATTGTTACATCATTTAATGAGACTATATTAAAAGACACAGCAATACATTTACTAAACTCTACTAAAGAAAATTTAGATACAAGTATTAACTTTACTGCATACTATCATGATTGTAAAATAGATGCCTACTCTTTACCTAATTATATTTATAAAAGTTTACATGATGTAAAAGACCATGAAGATTTTTTAAAAAGATATGCAGAACATGATGGTACAGAAGAAGGTAAAATACCTTACAATGAAAAGTTAGATGCGTTGAAGTGGTCACATAAAGTATTTGCTTTAACAGAAAAAGCATTTGAGTTAGCAGAGAAAAGTAAAGAAGCTGGTTGGTTAATATGGATTGATGCTGATTCTTATTTAAAGAAAAGATTAACTAAACAAGATATGTTATCTATGTTAAACGATAAAGCAGACATTGTTTATAATCCTGATGAACCTTTCTTTATGGCTTTTAATTTAGATAAACAACCTACTATAGATATACTAGCAGACTTACGTGGTGCATATATATTAGGTGAGATGATTAAGTATAGAGAGTGGCATGATTATTATGTACTATCTAGACTATTAAATATTTATCAAGCACATGGTATGAAAGTAGAAAAGATAAATACTATGAATGATTACTTTTATCACTTTGCTGGTAGACCAGACTTTTCTAAAGTAGCAATACGAAAAGGTAATGGTGAACGAGCTTTTCCACTATCAGATGAGGTAGCTCCTGATATTAAACCTAATAGATATCAACAAATATCACAGATAATGAAAGAGTATAAACCAAAAACTGTAATTGAAACTGGTACATGGAATGGTGGTAGGGCTATAGAGATGGCATTAACTGCATTTGATTATACTGACACGTTTACATATCATGGTTATGATTTGTTTGAAGATGCTACTATTGAAACAGACCATGAAGAGTTTAATGCAAAGGCACATAATAAATTATCTGCAGTTAAGCAAAGACTAGAAGAGTTTGCAGAACATATGAAAGAAAATAAAAATAAAACTTTTATATTTGAATTACACAAAGGTAATACTAGAGACATATTAAAAGACCAAAGTGCTTGGTTTGATATGGCACTTATTGGTGGTGGTAATAGTATTAAAACTGTAGCTCATGATTATGATTGTGTAAAGCAAACACCTATTGTAATGCTTGACCATTACTTCAGAGAAGATGATGATAAGATGGCACCTAATGATGCGTATTGTGGTGTTAATAAAGTATGGGAAAAATTAAAAGGTAATAAAGATATTCGTAAACATGTACTACCTTCTGGTGATAGAGTAAAAGATGGTGGATTTACACATTTTATGATAGTATTAAGTGATAAAAATTTATCTAATATACCTGCTGATTTACAAAGAGTTCCTATTGTAGTTAATCCTAGAGACTGTGTACCTAAAGATTATATTCGTGGTAATATAAAAGATAATATGAAGTTAATACCGGATAATAAATTTATACAGAAATGTAGAACACATAATGACCATGCTGTAATTATATCTGGTGGGCCAAATATAGATTATGCAGAGTTAAAAAATACTTTAGCTAAACATCCTAATGCTATGACAATATGTGTAAAGCATGCATATCCTGGTCTTATTGATAATGGTATAAAACCTAATGCTTGTATATTATTAGACCCACGTTCTATAGAAGGTGAAAGCACACATGGTGTAAAGAGAAAAGATTTATTAAAAGATATTAATAAAGATACAAAGTTTCTTGTTGCATCTATGACAGACCCTTCTGTTACTAATTATCTTATGGAAAAGAAAGCAGATATATGGGGTTGGCATGCATTCACAGAATCATTAAGAGATGATGAAGATAGAAAACATGCTATTAAAAATAATCAAGTAAAGATTAGAGAAGATGTAGGTTTACCTGTAGGTGCTACATTAATTACCGGTGGCACTTGTGCAGCTATGAGAGCTATTGGTATGCTACACACTATGGGTTTTAGAAATATACATCTCTTTGGTTTTGAGTGTTCATTAGAAAAAGAACCAACAGATGATATGAAAAAAGAAACTACTGGTGCTGATGATGAACCTAAAAGACCAAAGTATTTTCAAGTATCTGTAGGTGATAAACCTTTTTGGACTACTGGTGAATTATTAGCAATGGCACAAGATTGTGAAAAAACTTTTGCTGATAAAACTATGGGTATTAATTATTATTTTTATGGTAAAGAC